CGGTGCATACATGGTTGCAATGGGCCTTATGTCAGATGCTCAAGAATTGATTGCCGCAGATGCAAAAGAGCAAGCCCGTCAAACTTTAAATTTAGCAAAATACATTATTGGCGAAATTAGTGATGGTAATTTGATTGGTACTGTGCAACGTTAATTAAACGGGGCGCAAGCCCCATCACTACGACAAAAGGTACATAAATGAGCAAGTTAATACAAACATTTAAAGCAGAACCATCCGACAAGAACCGTGCAAAGTTGCAGGCGTACTTGCAAAAACACATGATGGCGATTTGCATGGCAAGCCCTGACGAGCAGCAATTTTTAAAAGCTAACGGATTTAAGGGATAAGCCATGAAATACTCATACATTCAAATGACAGACGAAGGCAAACGCCAGTTAATGCGTGAACTTAGCCGTGAGCTTACCGACAAAAAGATTGCAGAGCTTATGGATCAATTTGCAGATGGCGTAAAAACAGACAGTAATAGCGAACCGTACATCAAAATTGATGCTGATGACGTATTGTGTTGCGCTGTGCCAATGTACACACACTTCATCGACGTTAATCACATTGAAACCGTGACCGCTAACGAGGAGGACGGTAATGAATAAGCGTAACTGGCCTTACGGCACGGACATGAGCGAACCAAACTGGACGGGTCGCACGGCTCGACAAATGCGTGATTACAAACGACCTGATGACCGTATACCACCTGTTGCGTGGGTAATGGGTTTGTTGGCATTAGCGTTAGTGTTTGGTTTCTTTCCACTTTTATCATTGGTGATGCTATGAACCAAGTCGCTCGCAACACCGATCCGTCAACCAGCTGGGCTGCTGCCGACTCTGCAAAGTCTTTAGCGGCTCAACACGCCACGATAATCATTCAAGCCTTATGCAAGTATGGGGCAATGGGAAAAGACGGTATAGCCACGATTACAGGACTTGATGGTAATCAGGTAGCCAGGCGGCTTAGTGAGCTAGAACGCAACCACGAGATTTTGCTAACTGGTCGCAATGTGCAAAGCAAAAGTGGTCGGGCCGAACGGGAATGGAAAGTAATGCCTAAACAGATGGGGCTAATATGAGTTACATCATTGGCAATTTACCGCCAATTAAGTGTTTTGTTCGGCGTGAGTATTTGTACAACTTTGAGAAAGGCCACGGTGAGCTTGAGTCTTGCATCTGGGTAAGCATTAAGGCAATCCGTGGGCAAGTATTTCGCATTGAAAGCCTGTTGCCACGGTACGGCGCTTTGTACGATAAGTTGCCTATCCAGGCTTATGTTTGGAATACTAAACATGGGGATCTGGATTACGACATATTGCAGCTATGGGATTGCATGGGCTACAGGTTTACGGTCCATGAAAAGATCGGCTTGCGTAACCTTGGGGTGAAATTCTTAGGAAAAGACAAAGAATGGCATTTTGGTAAATACCTGTTTACCGTGGATTTTTGTGCCGATGGTATGGATGTAGACACAGGTTTTACTGAAGTCGCTGAAGAACACAAATCATTTAACTTTATCCGGCTAGACAATGGGCAATTTGCAGCGCAGCCTAACAATAGATGCCTTTGGTACGACCAATCGTTAATACCGGCTAAGACGGAGTTTCCAGACTTTCAAGCATCACGTCATATTTGGACTGTAGACGGGTCACGCAAGTGGTCAGCTGGTGACGATTGGTTTTACGACATTGGGGAACGAACGTGAAAGACCAGCACGATGCAATTGATTACATATACAACACAGCACCGATCTATGGTCAAGCTAAAGGTCGAGTTGCTGAACTGGAGGCATACAAGCACAGCCTACGGGCAATTATGATGAGCAAATCAAAGGAAACCACAATTGGCGGTCAAGAGAAAGAAGCCCTTGCAAGCCCTGAATACCAAAACCTATGTAAAGCTATAGGAGAAGCTACAGAAACGGCTGAAACGCTTAAATGGCGGCTTGAAAGCGCCAAAATGCGGTTTGAATCATATAAAGTTGAGCAATATAACAATCGACAAATAGACAAAATGGTAAAATAGATTACCGTAGCAACTACCTTTAGCGGGGGAAAAGACGATTCATCACCGTCCTGTTGCTGCACTTCCGTGATGACTTTGCCTAGATGGGGTGAATTATGATTACTCAAGAATTGTTAAATCAAAATTTTTATTACAAAAATGGTGGTTTATATTGGATTTCAGATAGAAATTACAGAGCAAAAAAAGATCAAAAAGCTGGTAGTTTAGGCACAGGGCATCGTTATTGGCATATTCAAATAAAACAAAAAACAATAGCCGAACATAGAGCAATATTTTTAATGCATCACGGATACTTGCCCAACTTTGTAGACCATATTGACAATAATGCGTTAAACAATAAAATTGAAAATTTAAGAGAATCAACCTGTTCGCAAAATCAATACAATTCAAGAGTAAGAAAAGATAGCCGATCAAAAATTAAAAATGTTAAATGGCATAAAGCTACGCAAAAATGGATGGTTTGCGTCAGAGTTAACAAAAAAGAAAAGTATTTTGGTATTTATGATGATATTGAATTAGCCGAGCTGGTGGCAACAGAAGTAAGAAACAAATACCATAAAGAATTTGCGAGGCATCAATGATTGACTATTCTGAAAGCCTAATTAAACTTAAAGCAATGATGCACCAATACCAAAAACTAGTATTGCAAGGAAAATATGACGCAGCTGCTGACGTTGCTGTGGATATGCAGATTGTCTTGGTTGACTTGCAACAATGGACTGAGGCTCAAGTTGACCAAAGCGCAACGTAAACACTTTGAGAAACTGGCTAACCTTGGATGCTCGTTGTGCCGACACTTGGGATATGGCGAAACACCAGCCCATATTCATCACATTAGACGATTAGGAATGAAACGTGAAAATGCGCCGGTTATACCGCTATGCCCAAATCATCATACCGGCAATGATGGGGTACATGGACTGGGCAAAAAGGCGTTTGCTCAAAAGTATGGGGTTACAGAAGAAGATTTATTAGCCCAAACTGAGGCTTTATTGTGATCGCCACGCTGCAACTACCGATACCGCCAAGTGTAAACACTTACTGGCGCAATTTTAGAGGCAGGACAATACTTAGTCAGGGTGGGCGAGATTACAAACAAGCGGTGCAAGAGTACGTCACAATCAATAAAATACCCAGTTTTGGTTCAAACAGGCTTATGGCGATCATTACTATCTTCCCAAAAGATAGGCGCAGCATTGACTTAGACAATAGGCTTAAAGGCTTATTTGACGCATTGCAAGATGCCGGCGTGTTTGAGGATGACGGTCAGTTTGACAAAATAGAGATTGCAAGGGGGTCGATTAAATCGGGCGGCGGTTGTACAATTGTTATAGCTACCTTGTGAGGCCACTATGGATTATCCTGCCGTTTTCGTGTCTACTTTGTTCCATAGCGGGACAAACGCGCACTTTCAACATCTAATGACCGATAGCTACGCAAAGCACGTTGCGCTGGCTGAGTATTACGATGGCATTGTTGATTTGACAGACAAATGGGCCGAGGCTTATCAAGGGTCTTATGAAATCATTAAATCCTATCCAAAGGATTTTCATTTAGCTACTGACCCCGTAAAATACATGACGAGCGTCAAAGCATTTGTTAAAGACATTCGAACCGAGTTGCCACAAGATTCAGAACTATCTAACATTGTTGATGAAATTGCAGGATTGATTGACAGTACGCTGTACAAGCTCAAATCATTTAAATAAACCCCAAAAGCTCGGCAAAGCTAATGGGGTTCTACCAAAACAACAGCTAAGGAGTTGAAATGGATAAGTCTAATTTTATTCTTACAAAAGAATTATTGCAAAAGCATTTTGAGTACAAAGATGGCAATTTGTATTGGAAAACCAAAGGTACGGGCATTTTACGAGAACGATCTGGTTGGGTTGATGGGCTTGGATATGCTTGTATTGGGTTTAAAAGAAAAACGTACAAAGCGCACAGATTGATTTATTTGATGCACCACGGTTATTTGCCTAAGATTGTTGACCACATTGATGGAAACCCTAAAAACAATCAAATTGCCAATTTGCGTGAAGCACAAATGATTGAAAACGTGTGGAATCAAAAGAAACGTAGTACAAACACAACTGGCGTTAAAGGTATTAGTTACAGTAAAAAAGCCAAAAAATACACGGCTAGATGCATGAGTAACGGGGTTAGCTTTTTTATAGGTCAATTTGATAAACTTGAAGATGCAACCCAAAATTTAATGGCGTTTAGAAATAAAGCCCACGGTTCTTTTGCCAGACATGAATAGGACACAAAAATGAAAGCGGGACTCTATGCCAATATTCTTGCCAAACAAGAGCGTATCAAAGCCGGCAGCGGTGAGAAGATGAGAAAGCCAGGCGATCCAGGCGCACCAACGGCTAAAGACTTTAAAGAATCAGCTAAGACAGCTAAAGACGAGAAGAAATGACAGCGGCTTGGCAACGCAAAGAAGGGCAAAACCCTGCTGGCGGTCTAAATGCCAAAGGTCGAGCGAGTGCCAAAGCAGAGGGTATGAACCTCAAGCCACCAGTCAAGTCAGGCGATAACCCACGCAGAGCCAGTTTTCTCGCACGCATGGGCAATATGCCAGGGCCAATGGAAAAAGACGGGAAACCTACTAGGTTAGCTTTAGCCTTAAAAGCATGGGGCGCATCAAGCAAAGAAGATGCAAGGGCAAAAGCTAAGAATATCAGCGAACGCAATAAGTAAGCTAAACTTAAAATATCTAAATCTAAGACAATTGAGAAAGATATGCAGCAAGCTAAAGTAGCTAAAACTAGATCAAGGGTTGGTGGTCGAGCCGTAGGTACGCCTAATAAGTCCACAGCGAAGGCTAGAGAGGCGATTGCAGCGTTCGTGGATGGTAACGCCCACCTATTGCAAAAGTGGCTTGAGGACATTGCCTTGGATGAACGGTACGGCCCAAAGACGGCGTTTGATTGCTTTATGTCAGTCGCTGAGTACCACGTTCCTAAACTTGCACGAACCGAACATACTGGCGCTAATGATGGCCCGATTGAAATGGTGGTCAAGTGGCAAGACGGGAAGTAACGCTGCCCTACAGTCCACGGGGCGCTTTCAAACCATTTCATAACCGCACCGAACGTTGGGCTTGCCTAGTTGCACATCGACGAGCTGGTAAAACTGTCGCAGCCATTAACGACATTGTTCGTGCTGCGCTTATGTGCAAAAGCACAAATCCCCTATTTGCTTACATTGCGCCATTTCGCAGTCAAGCTAAATCCGTGGCTTGGGATTACCTTAAACACTTTGCAGCGCCTGTACTTGCGTCATCCAACGAGGCCGAGCTAACCATCGAGCTTATAACTGGCGGCAAGATACGCTTGTTCGGGGCTGACAACGCAGATGCAATGCGGGGCTTGGGCTTTGATGGCGTGTTTATGGACGAATATGGTGACTTCAGACCTAGCGTGTGGGGTAACGTCATTCGACCTACATTGTCAGACAAGCAGGGTTGGGCGGTGTTCGCCGGTACGCCAAAGGGTAAAAACCAGTTTTGGCAAATATTTGAAACAGCTAAGAAAACGCCTAACGAGTGGTTTCACCTTGTCCTAAAGGCTAGTGAGTCTGGGCTGTTGCCTGACACAGAGCTACGGGCAGCAGCCGCACAAATTTCTCAAGACCAATTTTTGCAAGAGTATGAGTGTAGTTTTGAAGCTGCCATAATGGGGGCGTTCTTTGGCGAGGACTTACGCAAAATTACAGATGCAGGGCAAGTTAGGCGTGTTGACTACGATCCGCACCTGCCAACTTACACGGCTTGGGACTTAGGCTATCGAGATGACACGGCTATTTGGTGGTATCAGGTGGTACGCAACGAAATCCACATCATTGATTATTTTGCAATAAGTGGTGCAAACATTGCAGAAATAGCTAAAATAGTCGTAGAAAAGCCGTATAAATACGCAAAACATTACTTACCGCACGATGCAAGGGCTAAAACACTAGCAGCAGCGGGTAAGTCAGTTATTGAGCAGTTGAGTGAGTATCTAGGCATCAACAATATGGCTATCGTGCCTGACTTGTCGGTGCAAGACGGAATTCAGGCGGTACGTCAAATG